ATTTTGATGATCCCGGCTATTTAGGTATGCGTACTAGAAAACAACATTTCTTTGATGGAGTAAAGGAAGAGTTTGAAAGGATAATGGGTTTAAAAATCACAGGTAAAGAAATGTGGGAAGATTATGGTATGAATGGTAGATTCCAATCAGCTATCGCTGGTACTTCTTTAGTGTATCATTGTGACAAACAATTATGGGCTGGTATGGTTTATCTAACCCCAAACGCACCCGTAGCAGCAGGAACAAGGTTAATGCAACATAAAGAAACAAAAGTTAGACACAGCCATGATCAAATAGTACAAAAAGATGGTAGTGTATTTACTATTGATAGTGCTTTTAACCAACATACATTTGTAGATCCACATCCATATGAAAATTGTGATGTAGCAGGTAATGTTTATAACCGATTAGTTATATTTGATGCACATTCAATTCATGCCGCTCAAGACTATTTTGGGCACGATATAGAATCAGGAAGACTATGGCAAATGTTCTTCTTTGATGCAGAATAACTTGGAGGGGCGACTTTCCGTTCGTATATTATATGTATAATAAAGTAACATGCAGCTAGGGCGCGTAGTTATGTTTTAAAATAAATTAACCGAGAGCTTCGGCCTCACAAAAACTAAATGATATGAGTACATTACAATTACTAGAAAGGCCACCAAGTCCTTTTGACATCCTATTCAGGAACCACTTCAATGCTGAAGATCAATTTGCACCAGCATTAAATTCAAAACAACCACATCCATTAAATATTTTCTATGATGATAGCGGACTTCATTTTGAAGTTGCCTGTACTGGGCTAACTAAAAAAGATGTTATCCTCGATATTGAAGGAGATATTTTAAAAATTACTTACAATAAAGCAGAAGACAAGGGAGATGACTTCGAAGGGTATATTTATCACGGCTTGTCTAAAAAATCTTTTGATTTAAGATATAAGATAGCCCCTAAATTTGATTTATCAATAACTGAAGCAGAAATGATTGATGGTTTATTGGCAATCTTTATCCCATTAGCAGAGGATGCTAAACCAAAATCTATCAAAATTAAATAAAGGTAATCCAAGAAAAGCGTGTCCTAGCGATGTTTCTTTCGTATATTGACGTAACATAAAATAATAAAAGTTATATGGCTAGAAAAGCAAAAAGTCTAACGAAGATCGAAGATCCTCGTTTAGAACCCTATTTCATCACAAGGGATGATAATTGTTACACCGTTAATGAACGGGTTATTCCCAATAAGGATCATTTTAGATCTAAAGGGAATATTAAAGAATATGCGAAACCCCAAAGTTATTATGCTGATCTAGGTAGAGCTTTGGAGTATATAGCAAATAATTCTCTACATAATAGAGAAACAAATAACTTAGATCAAATTATTGAGCAATTTAAATTAATAGAAACAAACATTAAAAGTTACACAAATGAAATTAGAAGCATTATTTAACGCGGTTATCGTTAAACCGATTGAAAACGAAGAAGTCAAATATGGGGGAATTATTGTTCCGGATATGGGTAAAGACTTAAACGAAAAAGGAGAAGTAATAGCAGTTGGCCCTGGTCAACCAACACAATTCGGAAGTTTTTTACCAACAATATCAAAAGTAGGGGATATTGTAGTTTTACCAACTCAAGGCTTTACAAAGTTAGTATATGATGGAACTGAGTACTTAATTGGACCAGAAAATCAAATATTAGCTAGAGTAAAAAGAGATTCGGCTGATGTAGTATCCGAAGTATTAGAAGACACAAAAGAGAATTTAACCACAGATGACATTAACGATTTAAACGATATTTAATATGAAAAAAGTAGAATTTGGCTCATCCGCAAGAGCAAACTTAGTAAAAGGTATAGATATTTTAGCAGATGCTGTAGTATCCACTTTAGGACCTAATGGTCGTAATGTAGTAATTGGTAGAGGTATTCTTGATGCTCCCCAAAGTACAAAAGATGGTGTAACTGTTGCTAAAAACATTGTATTAAAGGACCCGTCACAAGAATTAGGGGTACAATTAGTAAAATGGGCTGCTATTAAAACAGCAGATAAAGCAGGTGATGGTACAACAACATCAACTTTATTAGCTAGAGCTATGGTAAAAGATGGGTTAAAAAGCCTTGACCAAGGAGAAAATGCCGTACAAATAAAAAGAGATATTGATACAGCTATAAAAGAAGTTTTATTAACTTTAACTGGAACTATTTCCGAAGATATCTCAAACGAAGAACAACTAGAACAAATCGCAACAGTATCAGCTAACAATGATGTTGAAGTAGGTAAGTTAATTTCAACTGCAATTGATAAAGTTGGATTAAAAGGTGTAGTACATATTGAATCATCTAAAACAGGAGATACTTATATTGAAACTGTTGAGGGAATGCAATTTGATAGAGGTTATAAATCACCTTATTTTGTTACTGATAATAATACAATGACATCAGTATTAGAAAATCCAGCTATATTAATGATAGATGGAAAATTAAATTCAGTAAAAGAATTATTACCAATTTTAGAAGCAGTAGGTAGTCAAGGGAGATCTTTATTAATTATAGCAGACGATGTTGATAATGAAGCATTAGCTACTTTAATCGTAAATAAAATGAGAGGTACTTTAGCAGTATGTGCTGTTAAATCACCAGAATTTGGAGATAAAAGAAAATTAGTATTAGAAGACATTGCTATTACAACAGGAGGTCAAGTTTTTAGTAAAGAAAAAGGAATGAAACTTGATAAATTTAGTTGGGAATGGTTTGGAGAAGCAAGAGTAGTAACTGTTGAAAAAGAACAAACTACAATTGTTGATGGTAAAGGAGAAGTTGAAGCTATTGAAAAGAGAATTGATGAATTACAAGCTCAAATAGATAAAGAATCAACACCTTATGGAGTAGAACAATTACAAAATAGACTTTCTAAATTTACCGGTGGTGTAGCTATAATTCACGTTGGTGGATTTACAGAAACTGAGATGCAAGAGAAAAAAGATAGAATTGATGATTCTTTACACGCAACTAAAGCTGCGATTGAAGAAGGAATTGTACCTGGAGGAGGAGCTGCTTTATTATATGCTAGAGAAAGTATAAATAATTGTAACATTGGATCTAAGATTGTTTATAACGCTTGTGGTAAACCATTTGAACAGATTTTAATTAATGCAGGTTACTCTCAAACTGACGCTCAGTTATTAGGGAAATATCAATTGGTTGAAAATGGAGACAACAATTGGAATGGAGTTGATGTTAATTCAGGTAAAGTAATTGACTTTAAAAAAGCAGGTATTATCGATCCAACTAAAGTAACTAGATCGGCATTACAAAACGCTGCATCAGTAGCGGGTTCAATTCTATTAACAGAATGTACTATAACAGATGATAAAGATTCAGATGAATTCAAAGAATCAGGACACAATGCAGGTAATGTACCTGCAGTAAACCAAGGATTTTAATAATTAATAATAAAAAAAACAAAAAAAATGAGTAAACAAGAAATTTTTGAGATTATTGAAGAGAACTTCAATATTTTAGCAGAAGAGCATGTAGGAACCACAAAAGCAAGTCAGGGACGAGCTAGAAAGGCAGCACAAGCAATTAAGAGAGTAATTACAGATTACAAGAAAGCATCTGTAGCAGAATCTAAATAAAGTAATTGGGGGAATTTTTGGTTCCCCCATTTATTTTTCGTATATTACCGCTATGACAACAACAAAAATAACAGAAGATAACATCTTAATTGCACGTAGAGTACCACCAGGAGATAAATGGAGATTAATTGCTAATGAACCTGATGGTCCAACTCACCCTACATTAACAAATGCTTTAGAAGCATATATGGTAAAAACGGGTTTTAAAGGAGAGTATAGACTTGCTCCCCTTAAAAGTGAATTATACGCTATATCTACAAAAGAAGAAAAAGTTAAACCTAAAGAAGAACAGAAATTTTCATTGTATGGAGAGTACTAGAAAAAATAGTTTACTTAATGAAAAACACAGACCTACTAGTTTAGATACTTATGTAGGTAATGAACAATTGAAAGCATCTATTGCTAAGCAATTAGCCCAAAATGATATTCAAAATTATTTATTTTATGGTCCTGCAGGCACAGGAAAAACAACACTATCTAAAATAATAATAAATAATTTAGATTGTGACCACATTTATATTAACGCATCAGATGAGCGTGGTATAGAAACTATTAGAGATAAAGTTACTAGTTTTGCAATGGTAGCATCATTTAAACCACTTAAAGTTGTGATTTTAGATGAAGCTGATTTTCTAACTATCAATGCACAAGCATCACTTAGAAACATTATAGAAACATTTTCAGTAACAACACGTTTTATTTTAACTTGTAATTTTGTAGAACGTATTATTGACCCATTACAATCAAGGTGCCAAACAATTAAAGTTGTTCCACCTACTAAAAAAGAGGTAGCAGTACATTTAGCTAGTATTTGTGATAAGGAAAGCATAAGTTATGAACCTACATCAATCAGTAAAATAGTAAATAAGTTCTATCCGGACTTACGTAAAATGCTTAACACCATTCAAGCAAGCACTATTAAGAACAAATTAAAACTAGATGATTCTTTGCTTGTTAGTACTAGCTATATGACCTCTATAATGGGAGAATTAAAAACACCTAAACCATCATTCACTACAATCAGACAAATTATAGCGGATGCAAATGTAGATGATTTTGATGAATTATTTAGATTTTTATATGAAAACGCCTCAAAATACATACCAGGTAAAGAAGGTACTGTAGCTATTTTAGTAAATGACCATTTATACCAATCCAATTTTAGGATAGATAAAGAAATTAACATAATGAGTTTAATCCAGAATATAATAAATAATAAATAAATTGAAATTAATAAAAAACGAGAAAAAAATGAAAAATCAAGGAAATCCAGGTGGTCAAGCACCTCAAATGAATGTTGACTTAACAACTACAGAAGGCCTACTAAACTCAGAAGGTAAAAATGTATTTGAATCAGCAGTAATTTTAAGAAAAATTAGTAAATTTATCACAGGTACTGATAGTGATGCAGTAATGCCAATACCAGTATTTATTGATCCTTATACTAAAAAAATTGTAGCTGATGGTATCCCATTAGAACTAAGAGAAGAATTAGCTGAAGAAAGTATATTATTAACAGGTATACAAGGAGCTTAATGAAGAATGTTTGGGATTGGTTAAAGCAAATCAACTCTACAAAAGCAGATCCAAACTCCTTTTCTAATAAAGATTGGGAGTTATGGAATAGCTATATGGTACATAGATTTTTATCTATGAATACAGATTTTTTGGACATAGTAAATTTTGTCCAAAAGATTAACCCACAAAATAAAAAGGAAATATACTCTGTTTATAGAGAATTTATTCCTAAAAATAATAAATGGAGTAAATATATTAAATCTAAGGTAAAACAACCTAACACCGATTTAGTTAATCATATTAAAGACAACTTTCAATGTTCAAGTAAAGAAGCAAAAGAATACATAACTCTTTTGGATACCACACAAATTAGTCGTATATTATCGAATAGAGGATTAAATAAAAAAGAAATAAAACCGTTATTAAAATGAACAAATTAATAGAAATGTTACGTACATCTGCCTTAGCAGATAAAGCCAAAGCAATGTTATCACTTGAATTATTAGGTAACCAAGCAGTTGGAATAGGAGACCATTCAACCGGAGACTTTTACAAGAATGCTGAAGAGGCGCTTGTTATGTTAGTTGATGCTGATGATAGATTAGCAGCACTTGATAAATACTTCTCATTAGAACAACAGATCAATGGGTAATTCAATGACCAAATATTTAGAAAAATTAAATGAAGACCATTTAAAGCAATTAAATGAGAAAGTTAACAATGCAGGACACTTTGGTGCTAATGCAAAAGAATTAGAAAAAGTTATGAGCGATAGAGAAATTATGAATGCTAAAGGAGGTTTACGAACACCAAAATCACAATCAAGTGCTGTAA